TGAAACAATTGATTTAGGTGTAATAGAATATTGGAACAATGAAGTAGATGGTCTTAAAAAAGATCAAGACGCTTTAAATGAATTTTATAGACAGTTTCCACGTACAACTAAGCACGCTTTTAGAGATGAGTCAAAAGAATCTTTATTTAATCTAACTAAAATTTATGAACAAATAGATTTTAACGAAGATATTAAAAACTCAATAAGCGTAACTAAAGGGTCTTTTCAATGGCAAGATGCTAAGCAAGATACTGATGTTATATTTGTTCCAAACAACGACGGTAGGTTTTTAATAACTTGGGTTCCACCTAGTCACTTGCAAAATAAAAAGTATAGTAAAAATGGTATAAATCACCCTGGTAATGCGTATATGGGAGCATTTGGTTGTGATCCATATGATATATCAGGTACAGTGGATAAAAGGGGTTCTAAAGGATCTTTACACGGTCTTACTAAGTTTTCAATGGAAGACGTGCCTCCTAATCATTTCTTTTTAGAATATATAGCTAGACCACAAACAGCTGAAATATTTTTTGAAGATGTTCTTATGGCTTGTGTTTTTTACGGCATGCCAATACTTATAGAAAATAATAAACCAAGAATATTGTATTATTTTAAAAGAAGGGGTTATAGAGGTTTTTCAATGAATAGACCTGATAAAAAATACAATAAATTATCTGTAACAGAAAGAGAGCTCGGCGGTATACCAAACTCTAGTGAAGATATAAAGCAAGCACACGCGTCTGCCATAGAAACATATATAGAGCATTTTGTTGGACTAAAAGAGTCTGGTTATGGTGACGTTTATTTTCAAAGAACATTAGAAGACTGGGCTAAATTTAATATAAACAATAGAACAAAACACGATGCTTCTATTAGTTCTGGACTAGCTTTAATGGCTTGTAATAAGCACAGGTATTATCCTGTAAATAAAAAAATTATAGAACCTGTAGATTTAGGTATCAAAAGATATGACAACAGGGGAACTACATCAAAAATAATAAGTTAAATGAATATATACACTAATTCAAATAGCGCTTTTCCAAGTCAAGTTGTTAGCGATGCTGAAAAAGCAAGCCTGGAATACGGCAGTCAAGTAGCTATGGCTATTGAATATGAGTGGTTCAAATCTGGTCGAACAAACGGTAATACATATTTGACTAACTGGAATAACTTTAATACTCTTAGATTATACGCTAGAGGAGAACAACCTGTTCAAAAATATAAAGATGAATTATCTATTAATGGTGATTTGTCTTATCTTAATTTAGACTGGAAACCAGTTCCTATTTTATCTAAATTTGTAGATATAGTTGTAAATGGTATATCAGCTCACTCTTATGACGTTAAGGCTTATGCTCAAGACCCTAATTCTGTAAAGAAAAGAACTGAATACGCGTCTAAGATATACGAAGACATGATTGCCAAAGATTATTTAGATAATTTAAATCAAACCCTTGGCATAAACTTATATCAAACTTCAAATCCTGAACTTCTACCTCAAAACGAAGAAGAATTAGAATTGCACATGCAGCTTTCTTACAAGCAAAGCATAGAGATAGCTGAAGAAGAAGCTATATCTTCTATTATGGCTCAAAATAAATATGAGCTTACTAAGCGTAGATTAAACATGGATTTAGCTGTTTGTGGTATTGCTGCTGCTAAAACAAATTTTAATACCTCGAATGGTGTTACTATAGACTATGTTGATCCAGCTTATATGGTTTATTCTTATACTGAAGATCCTAATTTTGAAGACATATACTATGTTGGAGAAATAAAATCTATAACAATACCAGAGCTTAAAAAAGAATTTCCAAATATATCTAAAAAAGAATTAGAGCGCATACAAAAAATGCCAGGAAATAGACAGTACGTAACAGGTTGGGGTGGATATGATGAAAATACTGTTCAAGTTTTATATTTTGATTACAAGACTTATCATAATCAAGTTTTTAAAATAAAAAAAACAGATCAAGGATTAATGAAGGCTATTGAAAAGCCCGATACATTTGATCCACCAGAAAGTGATATGTTTGAAAGAGTTTCGCGATCAATAGAAGTTTTGTATAGTGGTGCTAAAGTTTTAGGAACTGATACAATGCTTAAATGGGAATTAGCAGAAAACATGTCAAGACCTTATGCTGATACTACAAAAGTAAAAATGAACTATGCTATTTGTGCACCAAGAATGTACAAAGGTAGAATAGATTCGCTAGTTAGTAAGTGTATTGGTTTTGCTGACATGATTCAATTAACTCATTTAAAACTACAGCAAGTAATGTCTAGAATAGTACCAGATGGTGTTTATTTAGACATGGACGGTTTAGCTGAAGTTGATCTTGGTAATGGTACAAATTATAATCCAGCAGAAGCTCTTAATATGTATTTTCAAACTGGTAGTATTGTAGGTAGATCTCTTACTCAAGACGGTGACATGAATCCTGGTAAAGTACCTATTCAAGAATTAAACTCTAGTTCTGGTCAAGGTAAGATACAAAGTCTTATAAATACGTATCAGTACTACTTGCAGATGATACGCGATGTAACGGGCCTTAATGAAGCTAGGGATGGTAGCACGCCAGACAAAAGCACACTAGTAGGTTTACAAAAAATGGCAGCTAATGCTTCTAACACTGCTACTAGACATATAAAGCAATCATCTTCTTATTTAACTCTTAGAATAGCAGAAAATACAGCTCTTAAAATTGCTGATGCTTTAGAGTTTCCTTTAACTGCAGAGTCTTTAACAAACTCTATTAGCAATTACAACGTTAATACTTTAAAAGAAATTGTAAATTTAAATTTACATGATTTTGGTATATTCTTAGAATTAGAACCAGATGATGAAGAAAAAGCTCAATTAGAACAAAATATTCAAGTAGCTCTACAAAGTGGAGGTATTGATCTCGAAGACGCTATAGATTTAAGACAGATTAAAAATCTTAAATTAGCAAATCAACTTCTTAAAGTTAAGCGTAAAGCTAAAGCTAGGCTAGATCAAGAAAATGCTCAAGCTAATATTAGAGCTCAAGCAGAATCTCAAGCTGATGCTAATGAGAAAATTGCAATGAATGAAGTTCAAAAGCAAGAAGCAATTAGCGGTTCTAAAGTTCAATACGAGCAGTCTAGAACACAAATGGAGATTCAAAAAATGCAAATACAAGCACAACTTGATCAACAAAAAATGCAAATGCAGCATCAGTTTGATATGGAATTAGCTAAACTTCAATCACAAGTTAAAACACAAGGTGATCAACAGAGAGAAAGTGCAAAAGACAAGCGTATAAAAATGGAAGGTACGCAGCAAAGTCAAATGATAAATCAAAGAAAACAAGATTTACCACCAATAAATTTTGAAGAACAAGATGCAGCTGGTATAATGCCGTCGCTGTAAATCTATATTAATTATTTAATTATATTATATTATGTCAGAAGTAAAAACAAATGAAACTGTTAAACAGGAAGGTGAATTCAAATTAAAAAAGAAAACAACACCTAAAAAATTAACTGAAACAAAGGATAATGTTACAAAAGTAAATGTTAATCCAAAAGAGCCTTTAGTAGAGTTAGAGAGCAATATAACTAAGGTTGAAATTAAAAAAGAAAACGATGCCATTCAAATCGGAGAAACAAAGGAGGTATCTGTGGAAGAACCATCCAGAGATAGCGCAGAGATGGGAGAATCTCTACAAGAGTCCAACAAGGATGCTGAAGGGTTTTCTCCGATCCAAGAAATAACAGAAGCTGAAGTTAAAGAAGTTGAAGCCGAAGTTAGAGAAGCTATAAGAGATGAAAAAATATTAGGTAAACCTTTACCTGAAAATATTGAAAAACTAGTTTCATTTATGGAAGAAACAGGTGGGACAATAGAAGATTATACTCGTTTAAATGCTGATTATAGTAATGTAGACGATAAAACTCTTATAAAAGAGTATTACAAAAAAAATAAACCCTATTTAGACTCTGAAGATCTTGATCTTTTGTTAGAAGATTTTGACTACGATGAAGATATTGATGAGGAAAGGGATGTACGCAAAAAGAAACTTGCGTTCAAAGAAGAAGTTGCAAAAGCCAAAAGCTTTTTAGAGGAAACTAAGAGTAAATATTACGACGAGATCAAGTTGAGACCGGGCGTTACTCAGGAACAACAAAAAGCAATGGACTTTTTCAATCGATATAATAAGGAGCAAAAACAAGCTGAGCAACAACATCAAATGTTTAAGGATAATACTAAAAAACTTTTCAGTGATGATTTCAAAGGTTTTGATATCAAAGTTGGTGAAAAGACATATAAGTATAATATTCAAAACAAAGATAAAGTTGCAGAAAACCAATCAAACATTAACAACCTAAT